CATTAATTAAATTTTTTGTGATGTCATCGACTATATTGAGAATTTTGTTAAAATTTAAAGTGCATTTATTGCGCTTAATTTTGCCATTCGTTTTTGTTGCATATATATTATTATTCAGACATATACTTTGTTTGATATAATATGGCACATCAACGCCGTTTTGTTTTTACGCAGCTTATTGCAAATCCTGCTAGTCGACCGTTGGTAAGACGTGTTAAACCAGAACAAGATGATGATTGTCCAATATGTATGGAGAAGCTTATTGATGATACATATACCGAAGCTAATATGCCTCGTATTGAATGGTTAGAACCTTGTCGACATTGTTATCACAGTTCATGTATAGATGCATTAAGACAATCAGGTCATTATCAGTGTCCTTTTTGTAGACAAGAATTTATTCGTGGTGAAGGCAGGTTTTGGCCTTTTGAAACGCCTGCTAAGAAAATTAAGAGAGAGAAGAAGCAACATCGATTGATGCAAGCTTTAGTAGCTCATCAAGCTGCATCATCTGCTCCTCGAGTAATTACCGGTGCTATGCGAGCACAGATGTTAAGTGATTTTACCCAACGAACTTTGGGTTATTAAACGGAATATAATTCCGGTATAAAAGTGGACGCATAGTATTACCGTCCACTTCCGTGCCAATGAACCTCTGTGCCAATTGGTACGGAATATAAAAATTTTATTACATAGTATAAAAATTGCGGGAAGAGGATTTTTTACTTTTTAATTAATGTGTGGGTCCATAATGGACCCTACTGGTTTCCTGTGTTTTTTTATAAAAGTCGAGGATTCCTCGCTTTTTTAATATAAACTCAGGAATTTATTTGTTCTATTGTTCTATATGTATATTTTTGTTGATTAAATTGGTTGCATGCAAACAACATTTGTGTTGCATATTTGCAACATTTGCATAAATAAAATAATTAATTAATTTATTTAATTCATAAAAGAATGTCTAAGCCAAGGGCTGTTTGCTTTACTTTAAACAATTTTACTCAAGCTGAAATTACTCATATTAACAATGGAAGCTTTAAGTTCATTATCTACCAACAAGAGACAGGCGCTGGAGGCACGCCTCACTTGCAGGGATATGCACAGCAGTCCCAGCCAACTTCCTTTAAGCGATGGAAAGAGCTTATCGGAACCCGAGCCCACCTTGAAGCGGCGAAGGGTGATGCTGCAGCCAACATCGCCTACTGTAGCAAAGAGTTCAATTCCGATGGCACAATTGCTAGAATCCCGGGATCAGTGGTGTTCGAGTCGGGGTCCCGACCTAGCCAGGGAGAGCGGAAGGACCTTATCGCTATCACTGATGCAGCCAGAGACGTATCAATCCCGATCGCCGATATCCTCAATATCGACGCTCCCAATTTCTTGCGATTCTATCGGGGAGTTTTTGCCATCAGAAGTTTGCTCGCCCCTCCACGCAACTCGCCCACGATCGTGTGTTGGTTTTATGGAGGAACTGGAGTTGGCAAAACCCGAAGAGCAGCCGAACTTTATCCAGGAGCATACTGGAAACAGAATTCCGATTGGTGGTGCGGGTACGACCCCACTCAACACCACACTGTTATCATCGATGAGTACAGATGCAATTTCTCCACGTTTTCGTTCTTGCTTCAACTCTTCGATCGATACCCGCTTAAAGTCCAAATTAAGGGCGGTAATGTCGAGTTTTGCGCTCGCAGAATCGTTGTTACCAGTCCCAAGTCTCCTGCAGAAACCTGGTCGACTCGAACAGCTGAGGATATACAACAGCTTTTACGCCGTATTACGGTCGTGGGTGAGTTCCTTCGTGGAGGAATCGTTCGGTATACCAAAGGATCTGAACTTGATCTCGTTGACGTTGGAGTTGAGGAACCAGTTGAACCAGTTGGTATCGTGGCTGTTGCCCCGCGGGAGATTGACCAAGTCCCAGTTGGAGTCCCTACTCACGAGCGTACAGTGCGACCCCGAACCGGACTTGTCTTAGTTGATGAGCCAGTTGGAACTCCCATTTTTGGCAGCGGATACGCTGCTTTGATTCCACCTAACGAAGTCAATGAAATAGCATTGGCGTTAGGTATTGACCCACCTGTAGGCACTGTGAATCTATCACAATCTTCGTTTTTAAATGATTTTGATTATGATAGTGAGTGTGGTAATGCATTTAACAATGATGGTAGAGCACATGTCGAACATTTTAACATTTAAATTAATTAAAATATATTAAAAATAAAAACAAAAAGAATATATATTTCTATACATCTCCCCCTTTGTGCTTCGAATATGAGGCACATTAGTGTTGTTACAGCTTGCGTATTGCAATGTTTAACTGTAGGTACCAGTCTGTAACACATGGAGATTGGGGAAATATTATAGTATTTAAGCTTGTTCTGGAAATGTTGGATTATTTAAGTTTTGGAATTGTGGTACGAAATTATTTCTTGATGTCCATAAGTTGGTAGATATTTCCATTACTTCATACGACCATTGTGTAACATTTCCAGGTGAAACGATTGGTGCGATAAGGTTAATTTCGAACATATTATTAATTCCAGCAGTCGCGGCTCTTACTCTCAAGCGAGTAATGCAAATAATTTGTACCGTTGACTGACCAAAAATACTATCACTAGGATTGTCTGAGTTAGTGGTAGGGTCGTTTGGCAATGGCGCACCTGCGTAAATATCATTTATTTGGTCAACATTTCCAGTTGTAACAAACGTAGCACCCCTATCAACTCCAGTCACTGCAAAAGCAGTTCCTTCGACGCAAAGTTTTATTTCAACAAAACCATTATAATCTGCAGGAAATGTTAACGACCAATTTTTTGACCCACTACTTGATAATTGTGTGTGTAAATTACTTTGTTGGGCTTTGATGACTTCATCTGCAAAAAAGTGTCCGTCTGGTGTGTCGTTTAAAGTTCGTGTAATAGCCGATCTTTTGATTGTAAATAAATCCCTTAGTTGATTATTTAATCTTACGGTTCCAGATTTGAAGCCTCTGAGTTCGACCGTATAGTATACATACAATTCGGCGATCGTTTGGTTTGCAAATTCAGTGGGTATGTTGTTAGTTGCGATAATTACTTGGCCGTGGTCGAATTCATCTTTATCTCTTCCAAATGGTACGGGAGTAGTTCTTACGAAGTATTCAGTTCCTTTTGTTTTGGAAGTATCACATTCGACACCTAAAGTAAGCCTATCGACAATTCTACCAGATACAGATCCTTCTTTTTGCATAACATCTTCTTTATTGTCGATGTTATCCGTACTGGGATCTGCGATATGGCATGCCATTATTGTGCCAGTAATGCCGTTATTAACGTTTGATTCGCTAATTAACGGGACAATTTCGTAAATTAATTGAAGTATTTCGTATTGTTCGTAATTGCCAGCTATTGCACTTAGTTTAGGCGCAAAAGTAGGAATTCCAGGATTTATTTCCAATTTTTGTTGGTAGAATCCAGTGTCATTTGGTGCGTAAATATCTTTTACGTATTCCCTTTGGGTAATTGTGATTCTTTCAGTTTCGTCGTTGTGACCAATTACGTCCATTGACGACAAACCCCCTTCCATGAGTGCATTCATTTGGTGGTCATTTGAGTAAGCCCCTTGGCCCCCATACAGACCAGTACCTGTGTATGTACCAAGAGCCTTACCAGCAAATCCACCAATTTCTCTTCCCAAATGTTTCTGACCAAGCATGCTTCCTACTTTGCTTCCAAGACGTCTTCCGATGTCTCTACCGAAGGAATACGCTCCTTGACCACCATAGAGTCCTCTTCCTCTGTATCCAGCAGTAGCTCTATGCATTCTTTGAGCTGGATTAGCAAGCTTCCACGAATGTCCGAATTCTTCCGATAAATGATTAATTCCCGAGTTAACGTAGGGTTTAATTTTATAATATCCGTCACGTTTATCAAAATACGCAACAGACGGTTTTTTGCGATAAGAGCGTCTAGTTGTTCTTTTTTTACTTTTGGCGGGCATTTTCTTCCTTTTATTTGTTTTGTGATATTTCCTAGAATATTTACGTTTCACAAAAACTGGAGCAACTGTTGGTCCAGGATCGTCCATTGAACCATCCTCAATTAAAGCATATTCTATTTTAGCTCCTTTTAAGGGTACAAATGGAATCCCGCCCGATGCGGTATCTAAGTCACGTTTTTTACTCATTCTCATTAATTAAATTTTTTGTGATGTCATCGACTATATTGAGAATTTTGTTAAAATTTAAAGTGCATTTATTGCGCTTAATTTTGCCATTCGTTTTTGTTGCATATATATTATTATTCAGACA